ATGACCAATGAATTCAGACTCAATACCGTAAGCAGAAACAGTTGGTTCCTTGTTATCCAACCCACCCATGTCCTCCTGTTCAACAATGAATTCTTCAGCTCGCCACAACGACCCTGAAGTTGACGGCTTAAACCTACCGTAGTCAATCGCCAAACACGCTTCCGCTTTAATCGCTAAACCTTTGTCAATTAGCACAGGGTCAGGATCAAGCGGAAACTGGCGTTCTAAGGTTTCACGGATACGACGCGAATACATTTTCGCTAGAGACTGTGAAACTGAGCCGATCATCACACGAATCTTGCGGTTCTTCACAATCTGCCACACAGCAATATCATGAAACAGGGTGGACTTACCTGCACCTGGAGGACAGTTCAACACCACAAACTGTTTATCGTTAGACAACAAATAATCTTCAATCTTGTATGCGGCATCCACCTGCCACGGCGACGGAATACGCCCCAAATATCTGCGCCTGAAATAGTCGAAGTCCACAAGCCCACGCTGTGCCTCCTCAGATAGACGGTCATACGGGATAACAGGTGGAAGATCAGAAACATCCATCACTTTCGCCCAAGCATCAGCCTGAACACCACCCACCTTCTTACGGGCAGTCCCCTGCTCCAACTTCCCAACCTCTATCTCAGCTTTAGCAATCTTCTTCTTCGCATCCCACTTCTGTGCAGTGTTGTAATGAACACCAGCAATCTTCGCAGCATCCTTAATCGACATACCCGATGCGCGAGCCTGCCAAAACCTTGCCACATCCTGTGGTGGAACTTGTCGTCGCCCGCTACGCCCTGCACTCATTGTTCTGCTAATCTACCACCGTTGGTGGGTGTGCCGTAGAGCAACAGCACTTAAATGAACTGGATGGCTCCGGTCCTCCTCACACCCGCCAACACTAAAAACAAAAGACCCCCACCTTTCGGCAGGGGCCTCGTATATCACTTACGTGATAGGGGTTAACGACCTCGACCATACCTCTGTTGACGTTTGCCAACACGAACCATCTGGTCATTTGCGTTCGGATTCTTTTTCTGTGCAGCCTTTTCCCAAGATGTTTGGAAATCCATTTCCGATGCTGTTTGACGACGCTTACCAACACGAACAGGTTGATCTCCACCAGTAGAATTTTTCTTTTTACCAGTGTCCATTTCGGTACGCTTCTGTGGACGAACACCTTTGCGAACAGGCTGATCTCCACCAGTTGACTGCTTCTTCTTATAGGTTTTTTCAAAATCCATTTCAGTTGCTCGTTGCTGACGTTTGCCAGCGCGAACAGGCTCATCACCTTTTTTCTTCGGTGCTGCTTTCTTCATAGCCATAAAACTTTTTCCTAACGTTAGAGATGTAATTGGTATACCGTTGTAAACGATAACACACCTGCTACACTCTACGATCACACCCGTCGGGATGACGGCACACGACAAGTATCAAGGCTGTACCACGTTTGCAGGTGGCGGGGCATAAACAGGGGAACCTGGGTCGATGAACCATTTACTAGTTCAAGCAGCGCGGTGAACGTCATCTCACCAAACAAGGTGTCGGCTAAAACAAACTGGCTACGGCGACCTGCTCAAAGAGAGCGAACCGTGGGGGGAGCTACCGTCATTCCCTACCTCACAGGAATTCGACATACACACACGTATATGAAAATTCCCAACCAACCCCAAAGGTCAAACCCATCTCCCAAAGTGGAGCCGCACAACCACACAGCCCACCACTCTGAGTGGTCACAAAACCACACATCGGGAGCAACCCTAATATGTATATGTATGGGGGAGCGACTCGGCATACCCCCGCCTGCCGTGGGCCACCGAACACTTGTTCGCCTGGCTACTCTCCGCGGTTTACCGAACACCCTGCGCGTTCCCACGCTAAGCACCCCCACCCCCACCCATAGCGGTCACAAGTTACCGGACAGTAACTTACCCATTGGTAACTAGCGACGGGTGTCGCCTATCGTGTTTTGTGTTGGGTGGGTATCTTGTTAAATGATGGGGGTGAGGTTGGCAGCTAAATTGTGGCTAAAAATTTTTTGCGGGTTGGCTTGACATGGGCGGGGTGTTCCGATAGTGTTCGGTTATCGGGTTAGGTGATCCGATTCAGTGGAGGCACTGAGACATATATAAAGGGGTAATTATGATTGCGGAACGGTTCAGTTTTAACGATGGGGACACGTCTTATGACGGTTTTCATGATCCGTCCAAGCGTTGGAATGGTTGGGCGTGTCCGTGGTTCCCGTTGGATGAGTGTGTGCGCTTGTTGGGTGATCTCGCGGGTGACTGCGATGAGTTGGAGATCGGTTACCGCTTGACGGGTGACACGCTTGAATTTTGTCGGGAGACTGCGGAGGGTTCGGAGTGGCTCCCGTTGGCGGGGCGTGTGGTTGACGGTGTTGAGGTGTTCCCGTTGGGTGCGTGGGGTTGGGTGTGGGATGAGTTCCCGCGTCCCGTGATGCTTGCCGATGGAACCTGCAACAAGTGCGGTGAACTTGCGCGTGACTGTGGTTGCTTGTGATGGAGGCGCATATCGTGAGTGAGTGCGGTGAGTTGGTTCCTATTTGTGTGATCCATTGGGACGCATCGCGCATGAATGGGAGCGGTGAGTGTGATGAGTGTTTAGACGATGCGCATGAGTTGGAGATTATGCGGAGGGGGCGGGTCAGGTAGCCAGGTTTTCCGTGTTCCCGCGTTGGCGGGCGTAAGCGTCATGGCTTGACACGGAGCGATTAGCGGGATAGTCTCGCTATCACGGAATCGGAGGCGGTTCCGTTCAACGTTAAAGGGGTAAGCATGGACATTGAAGAATTGCTAGCCGATGAGTTGGCAAAATTGACAGGGCAGGCGTGGCAGCTTGAACATACGGGCGGTGGGTGTACCGCGTTGGTGTTGGAATTGCTTGCCGGTAGTGAGTGGGGTCATTATTTTATGGTCACCGATGAGGGGGCAAGTGTTCCGCAAGCCAACGAACCTTGCCACCTCGGCGAGTATGTCGGCGTGAATGATCTCAATCATTGGTATTTTGAGAATCGTCGCGAACTTGTGGCGTTCCTCCGTACGTGGTTCGAGAATCGCGACATGGACTGAAGTTAGCCAGGTTTTCCCGTTCCCCGCAGGGGGCAGCCCGATCATGACGGGCGCGGGAGCGATACGCGGAACCGTTCCGCTATCCGTCGTCGGAGGCGATGACGTTAACACGAAGGGGTTAAACATGGATACGATAACGGCAGCCCAATTACGGGCAATGGCTAAGCGGGTCAGTGATCTCGCTATCGAGGCAGGCATATTGGAGGGTGGGGAGTGGGTAGACATTCCCGAACACTTGTCTGATACCCGCTACAAGTTCCCGCACTTGCAACTAGACGAAGGTTCACCTACTTATGGCAGGGCGTGGAGGCTGAACGGTTCGGGCGGTAGCAAATACCAAACTGCACACTATGACCCGCTCCGATTGGGTGACGGTTTTCTAGGTGCTACTAAGCGGGAGGCGTGGATCGCGCTCCGCGGTATTGAGGCAGCTTTACGGGTGGGCAAGTAATGGCGCGGGAATTTTTGGCGATCGGAGCCGGTGCCTTGTTGTTGTGTTCCCCCTTGTGGGTGACGTGGGTGTTAGTGCGTTGGCTTGACCGTCGACCAACACCCGCGCAACGGGCAGCCCATACCCGCGAGATAGTGCAACGGCGAAGGGATCAGATCACCCGACGCGGTTGGTGAGTAGCCAGGTTAGCCCGCACCCCGTAGGGGGCGTGTCGTTCACGGCGACAGCGGGCGCTATTCCGTCAAGGTGGCGGGAGAATATGCCTCATGGAGGGGGCAGATTATGAAGGTAAACAAAATACAGTTAGACAAGTGGCGGGCAGCAATAGCGTTGCTAGACACCCCCTATATGCGTGAGCAATATCGGGAGCGGAAAATAGCCAACGCGCATACCGTTAAAGACATCGACGTGCGTTACGCGCATGATCTATTTTGGGCAGCTTGCAGTTACGGGTATATAACCTATGAGGAACTGCGCGGATATAACGATGCGCATATTGCGACAGCACTCCGTAACATCGTCCCCAAATTGGAGGTGGCAGCATGACTCATGTCATGACGCTCGACGAACTGCGGGCGGTGCTTGTCCGGTTTTTGTTTTTATCTGAGACATATAGCGAGAGGGGTGAGGAATGAGTAGGGGTTACACAATATCGGTGACGTTCAACACGGATAGGGAACTAACACCAACCGAACTAGATCAACTTGTTAACGCGGTAGCGGTCCAGGTTGAGGAACCCGCAGGACTTGACGGGGATAAACGGGCATCGTTCACCGTGTGGGGTGTTGACGTGTCTGCGGTTGGCGTGTTCGCTGGTGAGGGGGCGCGATGAATTACGAAGAATGGGCAGCCATCGGCCATGCGAACGGGTGGCTGGGTGTACGTCGGAGAGACGGGGCAACATCGGGAGCGGGTGCTAAAGCGATAACGGTGCGAGCCGGTACGCAACGCGCCCAACTATTAGCCACGTACTTTAGGGAGCAGTACCTCACGGACGAGGAGGCGGGTCGCGCAAGCGGCCTCGCCTTGCTCCCTAAGTGTTGCTATTGGAAGCGGTGCAGTGAGCTACGCCAGGCGGGTTATATCAAGCCGAACGGTAAGACACGCATCTCCAGTGCCGGTGTCGAGCAGCAAGTGTGCCATATCACGGCAGAAGGAATACAAGTACTGGCGAATATCGCGTGAGGTGGAGGCGGCTTGGCCGTCGTATTTCGCAACGTGTCAAGGTGATCGCGCTCGAACGTGAGCGCAAGATATCTAATGCACGTTACGTGGTTCGACGCGATCATGATGGGCGTACCTGGGCAGGGCCGTACCGTTGGCAGGGGATCACGTTCACGGAAGCGGAACGGTTCTGGTATCAGTTCACCACTATCGAAAGCGCGAACGCTGCCATTATCGGGAGCGGATTTGTTGGGGTGAGTGTCCGGCAGATAGCATGATTTAGAGGTAAGGCAACATCAAAACGCTTGCGGGGTACCTACCCGTGACCGTGTTGCCACCATTGGGATCGCCTCCCCTCTCTACCCCGAAGGGTCGAGGCGGTCCCTTTATTTTACGGACACCATTGGGATCGGTTTGTGTTTGTTACTGCACGTTGGCGGTTCTTTTACCGTGACGTGGGTAATCATTCGCTGTTGGCAGCGCGGACATGACCAGTGTTCACCCTTTGCCATATTCGACCTTTGCAATTTGTTGTGCCACCCATCGTGCTACTGGTGAAGCGACTCCGTTTCCAACCTGACGGTACCGATTTGTGTCAGCCTGGATTTTTCCATCGGCCGTGTACTTTGTGTGGTCGTCGGGCCAGCCCATCAAACGCTCTGTCTCGATTGGTGTTAAGCGTCTAATTCGCATCATCGGTTCAAGTATTGACGGTGATTGTTGCGTCGCTTTCAGGGTTGGCGATTGATCCTCAAATACGTTTGCGTTGCTGCCAAACTGTGTATCAAAGGCCAACATCGGAACGTTATTCCCGCCTGTACCCATTCGTTCTTTCAATGTCTGCACCGGCGGTTCATATACCCGCACATCGTTTACTCGCGTCCCGTCAATGAGCATTGGTTCAACTATCGCTGTTGTGGCCCGTGTGTCACCAACATCAAACGAATTGAGGGTGGGGTTCACTTCACTAGCAACCCAGGTTTCGTGATCGGTAGCAGATTGTGCGCGACGAGATTTAACGAACGGTTCAGCGATCAGGGTTTCACTTCCACCACCGAGATCACCACCGTTAGATCGAAGTGTGCCTATACCTTCTTTGTAGTTAGCAAACGATGACGGGGTGAAACCTTCAGTAACAAGATGGCCACTATTTACGTCTTGATTCACGACTGTTGATTTATGGTAGATGCTTGCTCCGATAGCGTTGACAATGCCACTACCTGTTCCAATGCCTTCTGTAAGCGTGGTGGCAGCACTTTGCCCCTTCGATTTGCCCTTCTTAGAATCCCCTGGCAAGCTTTCGCGGACAGGTAGTAGCGGGTCGGGACATCGCTCGGCGGTTGCAGAATCAAAGCAAGAGACAAGGAACACTCTACGTCTACGTTGGGGGATTCCAAATTTTGACGCGTCCAACAAAGAGTATTCTTGGAGACACGCCCCTGCTTTAGCCATTTCATTGAGGACCGTTGCAAAATCTCGTCCATTGTTGGACGACAAGGCTCCTGCGACGTTCTCCCAGACTGTCCATCGGGGAAAAGTTCCATTGGTTGCATCTCTCATCTCCTTTATGATTCGTACTGCTTCGTGAAATAAACCTGATCTTTCACCTTCCAACCCTGCCCGCTTACCGGCAACGGATAGGTCTTGGCATGGGCTGCCAAAAATAATTACATCTACGGGCGGCAGGAAACGACCATTGACGTTACGCACATCACCCCATTTGGGTACATCAGGCCAGTTGTAGTCCAACACGCTTCGACAATGTTTATCCCATTCAACCTGGAACTTACATTCGTAGCCTGCAATTTCAAAGCCCATGTCAAATCCGCCGACACCTGCAAACAAACTTCCAAAAGTTAACGTCATTAGAAACTCCTACATTCACATGACTTGACATATCTTGTTTTTATTGAATCGTTCTCAAAGTTTGGGTCGGTGTAGATGAAGCCGGTGCTGTCACATTTATCGCAACCAACCTCCGCATGACGGACACCCATCACTTTGTTGAACATTGATTTAATTTCAAACTGGTTCGGGTAATGCCCTAATGATTCAGCCATTTTGAGTACCGCTTTGGCATCTTCTTCGGAAGCGTCAAGCAGCAGTTCGTCTTTAACCCAAGCGTTCTTCACCGTGTTACGGGCGATGTTTGTTGTTGGGTACATTCCGCACAGGCGGTCGACTAGCAGTTCAATTAACGCTGGTGTCACAACTCCACGCCTTGCGCGATATGAGTACGCAACCTGGAGATAACCGACTCCGCTTGCTTTAGCGTGGCTCGACAAGCATCTAGTTCTAAGTGAAGTGAATCAGCAGCGTCTTTGTAACGGTCACGTTCCTCACGCAACAATTCGTTCGCCATCTGCATCGCATCAACACGATCCTTGTACTGCTCTAACTCAAACTCGATTGGTGTTTCTATACTCACGTCGTAACGCCTTCCTCTGTAGTGGTGTTGTTCCCGCCCAGATACCTGACTTTATGTTGTTGTCCATAGCAAAGTCAAGACATTCTTTTTTTACTTTGCAACTAAAGCAAACAGTTCGTGCTTCGGCAAGCTTGATATGGTTCGCCCCTTTTTCATCTTCGTTTAGGAAGAACAGGTCTGGGCCTGCTCCTCGACACGCTGCTTGCTCAGTGAAACCGAATTGGTTGTTGACGAGACTGTAATAATCTTCGGCTGCCGACATTTCTTCTCCCTCGTTGTCGTCTTGATATTCGTCTATAGATTCCAATGCCTTAGCCCGCCGTTCCTGTATAAGTATCGGGCTACCGCAAGGTTGCACCGTACGTTAAACAGTACCGACAGATCGCCTCTTTGTGAAGCACATTCTTTGGCCGTGACCGTGACCCAACTGGAGTTAATCTGTAGTAAGCCTCTGTCCTGTGTTCCATTTTTGTTTAGAGTGCGGTTCCAAGACAGGGGCGAGCAGCGGCTTTCGCGCCAAGCCACATACGAGAACGTCTCGACGGGTAGCCCGAACTCTGCGAACTCATCCTCCCATTGGGGGCAACGCTTCGACTGGTCCTTCGGTACACCCTCCGGAATGACCTCGGCGGATAGCACCAGAACCTTGTCAGACGCTCTGTAAGCCTCCGAGAGAGGCGATACTGACGGGTTCGCAGGGTTGGCAGGGGCTTCAGCAGCATGAACCATACTGCCGAAGGTAATCGTCCCTACTAGAGCAACGGCAAATAGCCGTACAAGTGATCTCATCGGTCCTCCAAGACTAGCAAATTTTAGGTAATGCTTATGAGATAAGGGAAACCAGTTCCGCGAACTCATCCAATGTCATTAATACGATACCGTCGCTACTGCCATCAGGCATAGCAATCATCGCGAAAGGTCGTATGTCACCCATCGACTTTGATGCTTCAGATTGTAAACGAGCCTGGTTGAAACGAGTAGCGATTGGACCCACCTGTGCGCCCGCTTTGACTTCGACACGAAAGTATCCACCCCAATGTTCTTCATGGCGAGTGCCTGCATTACCTGTCGCACTAAGACCCAACTTCTTCCTAGCACGTCGAGCTTTGCTATCACCTTTAGTTCGTGATCGTTTTCCGCGAGCAACAGGATCGTTACATCCTTTGACCCGTCGCTTACCGTCACGAGCTTCACGTCCCAAAGTTCCGAACTTGGGGCAGCCGTCAACCGTACATTTGTCTCTGTTTCC